ACTTACTATATCTTTATCTTTTGCAAAGCTAAAACAAATATTTCAAAATCCAAAATAATTAAGCAAAATATTGGCGACATTAGCTTACATCAGCCTCTTAACTCCTCGACCAAGAACAATAGAAATAGATAGCGTAGATTAAAAATAAAGTTATCAGAATTTTAACTTATACTTCAAACCAAGAACGTGAAGGTTTGGCTCGTTGTCGTCGTCATCGTCGTGAACAGACTGGAAAAGATAATATGCTCCGACAGCATGCTACCACCCATTATAAACTACTTATTTTCAATAACTTACAAATTATTATTATTAGAACTGCACGCATTTTGCACACGCACCTCGTTTTTAACATTCGCTGAGACGCAATCACGCTCAAGAAAAGCACCCTCACCAAGGAGAAGCCAACGAGCGGAAACACCGTAATCACGAACCAGGTACGAGAGCCATGACACTTGAAACATATCCCTATTTGGCTCCTTTTCGCAGGTATTCATATTCCATCGATTGATACCATAGCGGTCGGTGAAAGTTTTCTTCCCACGAATCAGACGTTGTTCCTTCAGAAGACGAAGAGCAACAAAGAACCGACATACAACCTTTACGGATTCATTACTTTGCATAAGCCAAGAATTTAATCATATTTATTCATTTACGAAATAGACAGGAGTGATACGAAGAAGAGACCTATCATCTTCCGACATTTTAGAGTAATATCGAATCCACAAATCCAAGAATTCATCACCATCGATAAGACGAACGCTTCTATGGGATTCACGAGCTGCCCGATGAGCCTCCGATGTAAACAAGCCAGAAGTTACCACCAAACCAGCATCACCATCACGATTAAGCAAGCCGACCAACTGACGGACAACATCAACAGAAACGGAAGAAGATGGCATGTGCTTTACCTGCACCTTGACACGAGGGATGGTCGCACCAAGAGGATCATGAAACGCCAGGACATCAACACCACCATCTTTACCCTTTGGAGCCACGAACGGAGTGAAGTAACCCATCGCATGGAGAAGAGCAGCCACCATGTCCTGGAATTCATAAGGAGAGCGAGAAGCAATGACAGCACGCAACCCTTCATCAGCACGCTCCTTCATTTCACTAAGAGTGAACGAAGCAGAACTTGTAGGGAGAATATCACCAGACGGAGAAGAAGTAGAAGCCTCGCCAGAACATTTCTTATAAGCAGATGTTGCCAAGTCGAAAGCTGCAGACTCAGAAGAAGACGAGAGACAAGCGACACCTTCCTCGGTTAAATACCAAGTTCCCCTTTGCTTTCGGATGAAGCCTGCGGCAACATAGCAAGAGGAATACCAAGACAGAAAATTGTGCCAACGAACAGAGCCGTTCACACTTTCCTTCTCCCACGAAGAAAAATCGCAACACTCCAACAAGCGAGAGCGCAAATCGGAAAGACGACAAGAACCACCCTGCACTTTAAGTACACGCATTGCAGCAAACATAACCTTCATGCCACATTGAGCGGTTCGAGAATACACGCCAGCCATACACCTATTTATTAGATAACACCTTCACAAGGGACAAAAGCTCATCCACTTGTGCCTGTGCTTTTTCGGTCAAACGACGCTGAGCCGCAAGTTCGTCAAAGGCACGGATAAGAGCATCAGAACTATTTACATTATTACCAACACCTGCAACAGCGGTACCACCGCCAGCACTGGCATCATTCGAGCTAGGAATAGATGTAGCACCATAGAAGAAAGACACATCGCAGCCAATGGCACGAGCGACCTCTTCAAGCAATCCACTCTTAACATCAGCAGCCTTCAATTGAGAATGAAGACGCTGGTCATTGTCATACCCTAATTTATTAGCAAGCTCGGCAAGATTAATCCCCAAGCTACGAAGTTTTTCTTTTACTGATTTTCCATTCATAACCAATAGTTTTCATTGTATTTGGTTTTATTAACAATAAAGCCAACAATTTTCTTGGTTGTACCAATAGAATTGTTTACCTTTGCAAACAAATAACAGAAACAATGTTATTACCACAAACAAAAGTAAATGAAAAAGTTGAAATAACAAAATAAAAGGAGAAAAAAATGACAGAGATTGATTTGATGACTCCAATGGAGAGGAAGAGAAAAGAGCGCAACGAGGCAATCATTGCAGAGTTCAAGGAGCTCGCACCAACGCTCACGGCACAGGGTTATAAACCTTACCGAATCATGCAAGCATTAGCTAAGAAGTTCGGTATAACAACACCAGGCGTGAGATTTGTGCTGGTTAAGGCTGGCGTTTATGAGACAGCTGAAAAAGTAAGTAAATCATTTTAACGAAAAGACAGGAGGTTAACTATGAAAAAGATTGAAAGAGCAATAATGTGGACAGGAGCAACAGTCGCCCTATTTTTCTGTGTCACACAGACTGCCCTAGCCTTAATTCGAGGCGATTGGTTTGTCGCTTTTTGCTTTGCGGTCATGCTTCCAATAAGCAAAGGCATGATGCAAGCCTTAGATACAGAGGAGAGAAAGGAGGCTAACGATGACGGAGACGCAGCCTAATATAAACCCAGCAGGACGGTACACCATCGCAAAGACCTGCGAGATTCTACAGATCAACCGCTCCACCCTGCACCGCCACACAAAGAATGGTCACATAAAGGTTCACTACAGAAAGAGCACGAACCGACCTTTTTACATAGGGCTGGACATTTTGAAATTTTGGCAGATTGCCATCTAACATAAGTAAAACATTTATTACAAGAAATTATGGGAATATTTGAAAGCAAAAAAGTAGCAGAAGAAAACGTACTCGAAGGAGCTACCGAATGGTTCAAAGAACAGGTTAAGACATCGGAAATCTTCGATAAGGAGAATAAGAAGATGGAAGAGGAAGGAAAAGGAAAAGACACTCCGAAACAAGCTCGCATATTCATAGCAGTCGAGGAAAACGATAAGCGAGGAATGATTATAGCCTCAATGAGAGCGTCCACACAAAAGGTAATGCTCAATGCATTTTTTAAGAACGCACTTCAAGATAAAACATTTGCAAACCTCATAAAGGCGACAGCAGCTAAGTTAGAATTAGTCGAGGAGTTAAAAAAAGATATCGTTTTACCAGCAGGGCTGAAAGATGCGATGGAACACTTAATCAAAATTTTGTAGCAATGAGGATCGAATTCAAAACTATCACCATTAAGAACTTTAAGGGAGTTCTTGGTGAACGTAAAATAACGTTTAATCCAACCCTTACCCAAATCTTGGGAGCGAACCACGCAGGCAAGACCACCATCGTCGATGCAGTACGCTGGGTATTGTTCGACAAGAACAGCGAAGGAGCGCAGGTCTTCGGCATTGACCCGAAAGATGAAAATGGACAGGTTATCCACCACCTCGACAATACCGTAATGCTGGAATTGACAGCAGACGGAAAAGACTACAAGCTAGAAAAGGTAAGAACAGAGATATGGTCGAAACCACGTAAGCAGGAAGAGGCAGTGATGACAGGACATACCACCAAGTTCTTTGTCAACGAAGACAAGTACACCGCAAAGGACTACAAGTCATTCGTTGACAGCCTATGCAACGAGGAACTCTTCAAGGTACTGACTATGCCTTCGTACTTCCCGACACTACCAGCGGAGAGTCAGCGCAGACTGCTGATTAAGATGGTCGGCAACACTAACGAGGACGATATCGCAGGCGACAACGAGGACTTTAAGTCATTGCTTACAACCCTGGCAGGGACGGACATTCAGAAGTATCGAGAACAACTCAGATACAAGATTTCAGAACTGAAGAAAGAAATCGACGAGATACCGAGCCGCATCAACGAGAATGCTGAGGAACTGCAAGTTCTTGAAACCAGCAAGCCAAACTTCGATTTTATACGCAAACGAATTAAGGAAATCGAAACAGGCATCGAAAACATCGACAATGAGCTAACAGACTTAAGCCGCACCGTAGATTCTGAGTTCAACGAACGAACCAAGGAGCGCACCGAGATTAACAAGCTCAAGAACCGAATGCAAGCCATCGTCCAGAGTTACCAGGACAAGAACACTACGGAGGAACGCAAGCACAAGCAAGCCATCGACGATGCCAAGTACGACATCGAGGTGACGGATAGAGCCATCCGCAACGCCAAGGCAGCGATAGAGGACGGACAGGCTGAGCTCAACAAGATAGCCATCACAAGCGACGACTTCAAGAAGCGATGGATGATTCTCGACCAAACCACATTCAGCTGGGATAACAACCAAGAGGTTTGTCCAACCTGCCACCAACGCCTACCGCAAGAGGACATCGACAAGATGAAGGAAGAGCTGGAGGGCAACTTCAATGACAACAAGAGCAAGCAGTTCGATGCATTGGAGGCAGAGGCTGCTCGCATCAAGAAAAGAAAGTCGGAGGCAGAGGCAACCATCAAGAAATCCAAAGATAAGCTGGAGAAGCTGGAGAAGCAGCGCAAGGAGCAAGAGGAAAAATTGCAGAAGGTACAGGAAGCCAAGCCAGCACTCACATACCCAACCGAGGACGAGGAATACCAGCAGCTCCAGATGGACGTGAACGCAAGAACAGCAGCTCTTGAAGCAAGGACAGAGGAAGAGACGAGCGACTCCAAGGTGAACCAGGAAGCCTCCCTCAAACAGCGCAAGGCTGAACAGAACAGGCTCAGAGACGAGCTGCGAGACGAGCTCGCCAAGGAGCAGCGAATCACTGACAAGCAGAACCGCATCAATGAGCTGGAGGACAGACAGAAGAACTTGAACCAGCAGCTAACAGACCTGGAGAAGCAAGACTACACTGCCGAACAATTCATCATCGCTAAGATTACAGATCTGGAGACCAAGGTCAATAAGCTCTTCACGAACGTTCAATTCAAGATGTTCGAGCCTTACATTACCACAGGTGGAATCAAGACAACATGCGAATGCACCATGCACGGCACTCCTTACAGAGACCTCTCAAACAGCGAGAAAATAAATGCAGGAATCGATATCATCAATGCAACCTGCCGATACAACGACATCTACGCACCTTTGCTCATTGACAACGCAGAGAGCATCACGGACATCTTGCCGACAAGAAGTCAGCAGATACTCCTCATCGTTTCACGTGACAAGGAGCTAACGATAATTCAGTAACAATTTTAAAACAAAAGTGATTATGACGCAAACAACATCACAGCAAGGAGGACAGCAGCCGCAGACGCAGCTCACCTCACAGAACGCAACCGCTTTAAAGCGCATGCAGGAAGAGACGACGCAGCAGATTATGGACAGAGTAACAGGCTGGCAAGAGACAGGCGAGGTCGTCCTGCCAAAGGGCTACCACGTAGGCAACGCCATCAAACTAGCCTGGCTTTACCTTCAGACGGTAGAGAACCTGCAGCACCAGAAGGCAATCGACTACTGCACCAAGGACAGCATTTGCAACGCCCTCTTGAACATGGTCATCAACGGAGAATACCCACAGAAGCATTGCTACTTCATCATGTACGGCAACCGCCTCGAATGGCAGGAGCGATACCTGGGTAAGCTCATGCGAACAAAGCGAGACACCGAAATCGAGAAGGTCAACGCCCAGGTCATCTACGAAGGAGACGAGTTCGTCTACACCATCGACGAGAACGGAGAGAAGCAGCTGGTCAAGCATGTGCCGAACCTTGCCAACATTGACAACACCAAGATTCTCGCAGCCTACGCTGTAGTTATCAACAAGGACGGGTCACGACACATCGAGGTGATGACAAGAACGCAGATTCAGAAGGCATGGGAACAGGGAGCCATGAAGGGCAAGAGCGGAGCGCACACCAACTTCACCGACCAGATGTGCATGAAGACCGTCATCCAGCGAGCCTGCAAGATTGCCCTCGACAGCACCGCAGATCCAGGCGATGGCGATGACGATGACCCAAACCGCTACGACGAAGCCACGGCAGAGCGAGAGGCTGCCCAAGGCAAACAGACAATCGATGCAGAAGCGGTGGAGGTCAAGGACGAACAGGTAGCAGCACCAGCTCCGAAGGGACTCGAAGCTAACGCAAGCTACATCGACATGAGCAATACCCAGCAGCCAGCAGCAGAACCTGCTCCTGCTGCCAACGCAAACGCAGGGACAGGAGCCAGCAGAGCCTGCCCATTGCCATAGACATAGGAGGGAAGAGCAATGAAGATGACAATCCTCGGAAGCAGCAGCAAGGGAAACTGCTACGTCTTGCAGAACGACAGCGAAGCCCTGATCATTGAGGCAGGCATGAGCCTCGCAGAGGTCAAAAAGGCACTCGGATGGGACATCGCAAAGGTGAAAGTTTGCATAATCTCACACCAGCACAACGACCACGCAGGACACGCAGCCGAATACGAGAAGGCAGGAATACCGCTGCTGGCTCTCCCCTCTGTTATTGAAGCCAAGAACCTGGAAGCAACCACAACCACCGCCATCAAGGATGGGTGCGGTTACATTTACGGAGGCTTTAGGATTCTGCCATTCAAGGTGAAGCATGACGTACCATGCGTAGGGTACCTTATCGAGCACCAGGAGACAGGACGCATCCTGTTCTTCACGGACACCTACGCAATGCCTTACGATTTCCCGAACATCACCCACTTCATGGCAGAAGCGAACTACAGCGACGAGATTCTCGACCATAACGTCCTCGAAGGCTACATACCAGCAGCACTCCGAAGAAGAGTTATCACAAGCCACATGAGCATCGACAACACCATCGGAATCTTGAAGCGACACGACCTCACCAAGACGAAGGACATCCTCCTAATCCACCTTTCAGATGGAAACAGCAACGAGAAGGAGTTCATCACCAAGGTGCGGAGAGCTACAGGTAAGACAACGAAAGCTGCCAGCCCAGGAATGGAGCTGGACTTCGATAAAGAATTTATTAACATTTAGATTTTACAACATGGCAGAAGAAAAAGAAGAAAAAATCAAAATCGTAGAGCCAGGACGAGAGAACGACAAACTCACAAAAATGGCAGAAGGCGTCTATAAGATTATCGACGACTACCACGAGAAGAACGAGCTGCACTGCTTAGTTCTCCTGGCAGACAAGACAGGAGGCGCATCCTTCATCATCGGAGACGAAAAGATGATCGCCAAAGAGTTCAAGGAGCTCACAGGATATCACGAGGCATTCAAAAAAGTTTTAAATTTGATAAAGAAGTAACAACATGGAAAAAGGAACAATTCAAGTAGAGATCCCAGCAGGCAAGAAAGCCGCATGGGTGGACGGTTTCCTCAAGCTCGTAGATGCAGAAGAGGAACAGAAGAAGGACGAACGTCCTATCACGGAGAGAGTGAAGACATTCGAGGATGCCTGCAAGGAGCTGGGCGAAGACCACAAGCTGGTACAGCAGTTCAAGGCAATCCAGGAAGCAATAGCAGAAGACCAGGAAGCTACGGCATTCTTCAAACTGGGCATCATTACTGCAGCACTCAACGAGGGGTGGAAACCAGACTTCACAAATCCCGAAGAATACCGATATTACCCTTACATTGCCCTATGGACGGAAGAGGAGCTGGATGATAAGGATGAAAAATGGAAAGACGAGCACAACCTTCAGCTGTGGCTTGGTGGCGGCGTCTCGAACTACGGTGCGAATTGCGGTCTCGCTTCTGCGATCTCGGACAACGCCTGGTCGCTTGCGAATGCGAGCCTCTCGGCTCGGCTTGCAAACAAGACAGAGGAGCTGGCAATTTACAGCGGAAAGCAATTCACAAAGTTATGGATAAATTATACTACAGGAAAGGAGGTAACTTCATGGAGAAATTTCTAGGACTCGAATACGAAAACCTTGCAGAGCGTGAACAATTCATCAAGGACAACGCTGACAGCATAGAAAACATTGGCTACAGCAAGCCTATCCCAAGCGATCAGATAGAGAAATTAAAGGAAACCCTGGCAGATGCCAGCATCAAGAAGCTGGAGCAGGAAGAGGCAAAGAAAGCAGCAGTCCAGATGTATAACGATGAGATTAAGGGCTACAAGCTAACCATCAAAGACGCAGCAGACAAACTCAAGAGCAAGTCAACCTACGTTAATGAACCTTGCTACAGAATCATAGACGAACAAACAAGACAGGTAGGCTACTACAACAAAGAAGGTATGCTGGTTTATCAACGAGCAGCAAGACACGATGAGCTGCAGCCTCGCCTCTTCGACTTACGCCCAGGCAAGACAGGCACAGAAAACAAATAACATAAGTTTTACATTCAATAGAATTTCAAAATGACAGAACAACAGCAAAAAACAGCAGAACAAAAAGCAATTGAAAAGCTCACAGATATGAACATCGAGGACGGCAAGGAGACCGTCATTCGATTTGGGAACGCACTCCCTTTGAAGGAGCCAAAAGCGGTAAGCGTCAACGGAACAATCGACGCACCTGCACGCTGGGTAGAGAAGCGCAAGGACGACATCGTCCCTGCCGACGCACACATTCTCGTGGACAGAGACAAGATGAGCATCACGCTGAAGACGGACGAGAATAGCGCATACAGCGACGAAATTACAGGAATGCTGACTCTTTCTAGCGAAATGCAGGAGTTCGGAATCAACATAGGCGAAAGCATGTCATGCTTTGACATGGCAGACCGCATCAAGCAGCTGCGCTCCTACTTCGAGACAACGCAGACAGCCATGAAGCTGGTCACAGAACTGCGCAACTTCAAGGCGAAGGTCGACAAGGAGCTGGAGCTGAGCGATGACAAGCGAGGCAACAGAAGAGGACTCATAGCGCAGACGGTCGATAGCAACCTGCCCGAGAGTTTCAAGATTGAAATTCCCATCTTCAAGGGCATGCCGAAGGTCACCATCGAGGTCGAGGTGGAGATTAACCCGAACGACCTCTCTTGCACATTGGTCAGCCCAGAGGCGCACGACATCGTGGTGAAGGAAAGAGACATCCACATGGATGCCGTCCTCGAAAGAATCAAGGAGGCAGCACCAGCCATCGTAATCATAGAACAATAACAACAACCACCAAGGGAGCCGCCACCGAGCGACTCCCGAAAGTGATTACAACAGAATCAGAAGCATGAGCAGGAATACAGACAAGAGTTCTATCGTCATCAACACGAAAGACGCAGAGAACATGCTGCAGGACTTCACAAAAGAAGAGGCTGGGGAGATTTTCATGGCTTTGCTCGCCTATGCCAACAGAGGCGAAGAGTTCAAAACCGACGACAGGTCGATGCGTACCCTGTTCAGAACGCTACAAGCCAACATCGACAGGAACAACGAGAAGTACGAAGAGAAATGCGAGCGCAACCGACAGATTGCCATGGAGCGAGAAAAGAAGAGAAAGGAGGCACGAGAGAAGGACAAAAAAGAAGAGCACGAACGTACACGAACGTACACGAACGTACACGAACGTGTACGAACGTCACCTATAGGGATAGAGATAGGGAATGAGATAGGGAATGAGATAAACAATAAAGAGTTTAATAATATTAAAGAGGCTAAAGCCTCTACGTCAGAAACAAGTTCTGACGCTGCAGCAGAGCCGCAGGCACAGGTGAAGGACGAGGAAAGTCAAGCCAAGAAACAAGACAAGATAGACTTCGAGAAGGTGCGCCAGCAGTTCAACAGACTCATGCAAGACAAGGCAATCCCGAAGCTCAAGGGCAAAATTGCAGGACACCGCAAGGCTTTCTTTGAAGCACGAGTTCGAGAGTACGGCATTACGTCTGCATACCGAGTGATGATTAAGGCAGCAGAGAGCGGATTCCTCAACGGAGGAGGAAGAAACGGATGGCTCGCCAATTTTGAGTGGATATTCAGACCAAACAATTTTCCGAAGGTGCTCGACGGCTACTACGACAATCCGCAACCACAGGTACCAACGGCAAACGCAACAATAGGAGGTTACAATAATGGAACAGAAACACCAGCCACAAGCACTAGGACAAATAATCGCAATGAACAGAGAACAGCAGAACAGCGTGAGCGCATCCAGGGATACGCAAATGTTGCAAGCAAATGGAGGCAGATTGCTGACAGCAACGTTGCAGCGATGGAAAACGAGGCAGAGCCTCCTGCAGACCTTCCACGTTGACAAACAGGTAGAACTCACCAAGAGTCCTGTTAAGTGCTACTTCACAAACGCACCTACGCTATGGGATATTAACAACGCCTACGGATTTGGAACAGCGCAGGAATGGCTGACATATCAGATTACCGACCTATCAGAATTCAGCGGAGCAAGGGACAAAATCACAGACAGGCAGCTCGACCAGATCATACAGCTCATAACCGACGATTACGGATTTCTGAATATGGCAGAGATAATGCTTTTTTGCCGCAGGTTCAAGAAAGGCAGCTACGACAAGTTCTACGGAAGCGTTGACCCTATCGCAATCATGCAAGGGCTGAACGTGTTCTGCAGGGAGCGTACCGAAGCCTACGTTCTAAGAGAACGCAGACTGCAGGAAGTTAAGGATTGGAACGCAAAGCACAATCCGAACAACATGACTTACGAGGAGGCAATCATCATTAACCAGATGCAAGCCGAATATGAAATGAACACCAAAGAGCAGGATAAGCTCATAGAACTTAAATATTCAAAAATTAAAAACGCAAAAAAATGACAGCACCAAAACAATTGCCCGACGTTCGAAAAGACAAAGGGTATAAGAGTGAAAGCGAGCAATATGCCAACAGGCAGATGGATCACCTAAAAGTAGCAGACGTAGAAGCCGCTATAGCTCGTGCATATTTGGACGGAGCACAATCAGCACTTCGAGTAGGATACTTATTAGCGGAAGAAGACTACAAAAAGACAATCAATTATTATAAAAAACAGATAGAAAATGGCAAACATTAAGAATTTAAAACGCATCGGACAGATTGCGAAGACTCTCCCACAACTAGAGGAAGCACGAAAACTATTAGCAGACACCACAACCGAGGTTCGAATAGAACAGCCAGGTATGCTACTTCCCTGCGGAGAGTACGAGAAAGACAAATGCATCACGTTACCACAGGAGCTGAAGTACAACATCGTAAACATTCTCAACTTAGAGATCAATAAGCTGAAGGAGGAGCTGAAAGAATTATGATCAAGTTATGGAACCCAATTAAGGCATACCGTAGGGCAAGTCAACGAGCCAAGAACGAACAGGCACAGAACGAGGCGAAAAGAAAGATTTGCATCGGAGATTACACCGATAGCAACGGCTCGACATTTACAGCCTTGCTGATAGACGGAATACCTGTCCACCGCATCACGGCTGACAACATCGTTGAGAGCGAGATGATGATGCAGAGAGCTCGCAAGGAGTATTTCAACAAGAAAACAATCGAAGAACAGGAAGGAGGTGAGCTATGAACAATCAGCTTTTTTTTGAGAAGGTCGCAGAAATGCGCAAGCAACAAAAGATATTCTTTCAAGCAAAACCAAGTTCACAGGAAAGAAAAGACGCTCTCATAGCGAGCAAACGATTGGAGACGGAAATAGACCAGGAGATAGCGAGAGTGCAGGCAATCCTTGCAAAGAAAGACATCTTTCTGATTCAGTACAAGGACGTGGACGGAAGCATCGCAAGCAGCCTGGTAGAAGGCTTCGACATGGAGACCCAATACCGACAGGGCTACATAGTCGCCAACATCACCAAAAGAACCGTAACATACAACGGCAAGGATTGGGAGGCGATAACGCTAAAGCCAGGAAGCAGCATGCCAACCAACATGCAAGCGAAAGGAGGTGCAGCATGAGCAAGGCAGAGCAATACGTCCAAAAACTGAAAGAATGCCAGCATATGGATACGGAAGAAGGACACTGCGAGGCAGACAGAATTCTCCTGGACGTCATCAGAAACGAGCTCGGAGAAGGATACAAAGAAGTAATTGAAGAATACGAAGCGGTACCGAAATGGTACGCATAACACTTAAACAAGAACAACATGGCAAAAATAAGAATGAAAAATCCGCAAGAGATTATCAGCACCAAGAACCTCCGCAACAAGGCAGCCAACGTCACAACCAAGGACGGAGAGGCATTCGTATGCGTGACGAAGACAAAGGACGAAAAGGTAGGGCTATCATGGAAGGGAACGAAGCAAGACTTGCTCAACCTTCTCTTCACAGCTTGCCGCAACGACAAGCAGATGGCGGCACTCATTTGCAGAGCAGCCAAAGACCACGTCGAGCATTGTAAGATGAGCCACCAGACATGGGTCGAATTAACTGCAGACATTGAACAGTTAGACCAAGAACTCGACACTAACCAGCATCAGGAAGGAGGCAACGCATGAACGAAGAAGAAGTGCACAGAGAAAAAATGATTGACCGCAAATGGGGACTTCTTGGAGCAATCGCCCAGGGCTACTGCCAAAACCCAGAGTTTGCATGCACAGGCTACGAGTCATTGGCAGATATAATTGTTCGAACAGCGAATGCGGTCACAGAGAGAATCCAGCAGGATCCCCGAATCAAAGCAACAGACACCATCAAGATAGGCGACGTCATCGAGAGCAAAACGAAGATAATAACCGTAGAAAAAATTCGCATTTCCAAGAATAATATGGAAATTTTCGAGGGAAACACCATCGATGAGCCGAAGGAACACTGCAGCATTGATGCCCTGGAGGTTGAATACATCAACAGAAAAAAGGTGCCATGATTATGCAAAACCTGTCAAAACAAATGCTCCCAATGAAGATTAGTAATTGGGAATCAATACCTTACAGTGAGGGTATTTGTTGCCCCAACCCTGAATGTGACAATGATAGTTGGTACGATGAGGCGAGAAACATTTTAGGATGGTGTGAAACACCTTCAGGTTTTATGCACGTCTGCGAATGTAAAAAGTGCTTCACCAAATACAGATACCACGGAGTTACTGGCAGTGACAAATTCGACTTCGATAAATTCGCAAGACAATTCTTGTTGGGCGTTTTGCTGCAAACAGATAAAGATGATCCGTCACGTATAGACCTATTACAAGGTATCAAATAAAATTAGACAAATAACAACGCCAATGAGTAAACTAGGATATAGACTGCAGAACACGCTATGCGCATATTGCGGTCACACTTACGAGAGTATAAACACGTGGATCTGCGGCAAGACAGGAAAGCCGATATTCGACGGCAACCCTCCTTGCGATGACCTCACAGACAAAAAACAGGAGGTAAAATGGAAGAAAGAAGAGACGAAGAGCACATAATCGAGGTGACAGCAGACAAGGAACAGCAGAAACAGGCTGTCCTCCGTATTGCAAAAGCGACAGGCATCGAAACCGAGCGAATCGAAAAATGCATAGCCGAGCTGGAGCGAATCGAAATCCTAACGGAAGAGCACAATATTTACGTGGATACCAGAGGATGCATTCAAGAACAGTTCCAAGATTACTATTGCACTAAAAAGCTGGAGGACGAAGAGTACTACAGAACCGCTTGCATCGAAGAATACATCCAAGAAGAGAAGCTACAGAATAAGCTCCGTCGCATCCATGCCTGCCGAAAGACTCAGCCACTAAGAACAGCTCCGAAGGCAAAGCCATGGAGTTGGAACAGAATACGTAGCCGTCCAAACACCAAGCATGGCTACCATTAACCACACCTTCAAATGAGGGGGAGGGTTAGGGAAGGGGTGCGCATACACACACATACCCACGCACCCACGCACGCACAACGAGAGAAACAACTAAACAAAAGGAGACAAAGCAATGACAAGCACGGACATATGGATTTTAATAGCTAGTATTATATTAATCATTTATTCAATATGGCTTTGGAACGAAATTAAAGATGCAGTTCCATTCCAAGATAATGCTGAGAGCCAAAATGAGGGCGCACAAACGCACGAAATGACCTCGGACGAGGAAATACCAAGCAACGAAACAAAAACGCAGCAGGAGGCACGAAAATGAGCCACAAGGAACAAATTATCATCGGAATTGACCCAGACGTCGATAGAAACGGCATCGCAATGCTCGACATGAGCACCCACAGCCTACAGGTTCAGATGCTCGCCTTCCCGAACCTCCTCGACTTCATCAAGGAGAAATACCGCCAATTCGCAGAAATTGACAAATGGGACTTCAAGGTCATCATCGAGGCTGGATGGATGAACCACGGCAACTACCACATCAAGCGGTGGCAGGGCATCGCCAGCCTGGGCGTCGACCAAGGACGCAACGAGCAGGTCAGCAGAACCATCGGGCAAATGATGGAGCATTGGGGCATCCCTTACGAGTTCAAGAGACCGCTCCCAAAGTGCTGGAACGGCAAAGACCGCAAGATCACCAAAGAGGAGTTGGAAGAAATAACTTTACAAAAGCTGGGCAGGCTCAACCAAGAGGGGCGAGATGCTGCACTGCTCGCCTGGGACTACGCTGGGCTGCCCATGCGCATCACGAGCGCAACCCTCCGAGGTCTGCCTTCACCGAAAAACCCCGTTTTTTTCACGGAAATAGGCACAATTTGTGTTATTTTTTGTCCTAAAGTGATTACAATATAATCACTTTTTCTTAAATTTGCGGCATGAGACAGAAGCAAGACAATAACAAGAACGTCCGAGAGGAGCAGGAGCACCTCTCGGATTTCATGGGTGATATCGGCAACTTCGACCTCCCAGACCTCGACCTCAACCTTGTGGACTTCCTGCCATCGGACGAGACGGAGGAGACAAGGTACACCCTGCCAAAGGTGGTACCGATGAAGGAGGACTTCGTGATGTACGACAATGCCCAGAAGATGGCGAAGGAGCTGCGCCTGGGATTCGGGGAACGCTTCGATGCATTCGTGAGCGGTTCCTTCATATTCGGGGACTTCATCGAGGCGTACCTAACGACACAGCGAGCCTGCGCCAAGAAAATGACGATAAGCACGCTTTCGCTTAGCCAGAACAACGTGGACAGCCTGCACACCCTCATGGATAAGGGCTACATCGAGGAATTGAACCTCATCATTAGCGTTTATTTTTGGGGCAACGAGCGAAGGATCCTGGTTCCGTACATTTACAAGCAGCTGGACATTGGCGACCGATTCCAATTAGCGGTGGCAGGCGTTCACACCAAGACCGTACACTTCGAGACCCTGGGAGGGCGCAAGATTATCATGCACGGCTCAGCGAACCTCCGAAGCTCTGGAAACATCGAGCAGTTCACCATGGAGGAGAACCCAGAGCTGTACGATTTCTACGATGACCACTTCAGCAGGATCCTCGACAAATACGCCACCATTCGCAAGCCGATACGCAACAGCAAGGCGTGGGATCTGTTCACACGCATGACATTTGATAAAAGTTAAATTTCAAAAACAAAGGAGAACGAGCCATGAGTAGTAGCGGTTCAGAACACAAGAGCGGAGGCAGCGTCCTCCACGGCAGCACCAAGGCATCTAGGCGAGCAAAGAGCGTCCTGCCATTCTCCGCATTCAGCGGTGGTGCCGCACCATTTTAGCAACAATTCCAGACAGGAGAGGCGAGCCTTGAAGAAGGGCTCGCCTTCACTGCTTAAACCAACGAAAGACAAAAAGCATGGACACAACAACAGCAGATATTCAGAGAAGGGACATGGACATCACCCAGCTCCACCCGAACCAAGGACAGGTGGAAGGGCTGCCTAAGAACCCACGATTCATACGAGACCCGAAATTCAAGAAGCTGGTGAAGAGCATCCAGGACGACCCCGAGATGCTGGAGCTTCGAGAGCTTATCGTTTATGACACCCAGGATGAGCGAGGATTCGTCATCATTGGCGGTAACATGAGATACGAAGCCCTGCGCAAGCTGAAATACAAGACAGCCGTCTGCAAGATCCTCCCCCACGACTTCCCGATGGATAAGATGCGACGCATCGTCTTGAAGGATAACTCCAGCTTTGGAGAGACGAACTTCGACGACCTCATCAACGATTGGAAGCCAGAGGAGATAGATGCAGCTGCCATCGACGTCCCAGACATTCCCGACCCAGAGGAGGAAGAGGAAGCGAAGGACGATGGCTACGATGTGGCTGGCAACACGCCAAAGAAGGCGACCAGCAGGACAGGCGACATCTACCAGCTCGGCATGCACCGCCTCATTTGTGGCGACAGCACGAAGCAGGAGTTCCTCGATGCCCTCATGGACGGAGAACAGGCAGACCTGCTGGTAACTGACCCACCATACAACGTGGACTACCAGGCAAAAGGAAAGATGAAAATCGCCAATGACCACATGGCAGACGAGAACTTCGTGGCATTTCTCACGGACACCCTGCAGAATGCCAACGACAGCATGAAGCCAGGCGCAGCCTTCTACATCTGGCATGCTGACAGCCAGGGATTTAACTTCCGAACAGCCGTGAAGAATATCGGATGGGAGACACGACAATGCCTCATCTGGAACAAAAACAGCCTCGTCCTCGGTCGCCAGGATTACCAATGGAAGCATGAACCCTGCCTGTACGGATGGAAGGAAGGAGCTGCCCATTACTTCACCAACAAGCGAAACCTCACCACGGTGCTCGAGCAGAAGCTGGACATCGAGAGCATGAGCAAGGCAGAAATGAAGGACTTGCTCCAGCAGCTATTCGGAGGCGACATACCGACAAGCGTAATAGACTGCGACAAACCGAAGAAAAACCCTGATCATCCAACCATGAAGCCTGTACCGCTGATTGGCAAGCTCATCAGCAACAGCAGCAGGGTAAAGGATATCGTCCTCGACATATTCGGAGGAAGCGGAACCACCCTCATCGCAGCGGAACAGCTGGGCAGGTGCTGCCGCATGGTGGAGTTCGAGCCGATATACGTGGACGTCATCATCAAGCGATGGGAGGAGCTCACCCAGCAGAAGGCTGTCCGCATAGGCAACATCCTGGAAGATAAGCAGCGAGAGGCAAGCACCCTGCTGCCTGCCCAGGAACCTGCCAGCACCAAGACCAAAAAATCGAAGAAGAAGGAGGAATAAGCAATGCCAAGAGGAAAAGAGACAATGACGGAAAGCCAGCTCGCCAACATAGAAAGCCACAAATGGCAGAAGGGACAGAGCGGTAACCCGAAGGGCAAACCGAAGGACAGGGTCAAGGCTCTCTTGAAGCAGGTGCTCCCCAAGAGCAAGCTGAAGAAGAGCGAAGGACTCACACAGGACGAAATCAACACAATCGAGAGAAGCATCCTCGCCATGGAGCTGTCAGACTTGCAGGTATTGGCGAAGGCAGACGAAACGCCAGCCTACGCTAAGACGCTGGCAATGGCTGCCATCATCGATATGAAGAACGGCAAGACAACCACCGTGGACAGACTCATGGACAGGCAATACGGCAAACCGCAGCAGAAGGTGGACATCACCACCAACGGCAAACAGATCCAGCAGGGGACACCGCTCACCAGGGAGGAGCAAATCGCATATTTGAAGAAGCTGGAGGAGGAGTACTAGCATGATGCACGACACCGAACTGCAAAAGATGTGGGTACTGCAGAACCCCCTCAACTTCACTCGGTACTTCTTCAAGGAGAACGGAGGCAAGCGGTTTATTGTCGGACACCACCACAAGAGAGTATGCGATGCGCTGGATAAGGTGCTGAAGGGCGAATGCAACAAGCTCATCATCAACATCGCACCACGATACGGCAAGACCGAGCTGGCGGTTAAGAACTTCATCGCCATGGGACTCGCAATCAATCCAGCCTCCAATTTCATACACCTCTCCTACTCCAGCGACCTGGCAGTGGACAACTCCATCGCCATAAAGGACATCGTAAACAGCGAAGCATACCAGGCGATGTTTGAGACCAGGGTGAAGTACGGAAGCGACACCAAGGCGCAATGGGACACGGAGCAAGGTGGTGGAGTTTACGCTACCTCCACCCTCGGACAGATAACAGGTTTCGGAGCTGGCGAGGTGGACAGAGTGAATGAGCATGGCAACCCACTGCCCTACCGATTCGCAGGAGCCATCATCATCGATGACCCTATCAAGCCAGAGGATGCACTGAGCGACGTGGTGCGTGAGCGAGTGAACCGACGATTCGAGACCACCATCCGAAACCGAGTCAACAGCCGCAACACGCCAATCATCATCATCATGCAGCGACTCCATGAGCATGACCTTTGCGGCTACCTCCAGGAGATAGAGCCAGACGATTGGACGGTCGTAAGCCTGCCATGCGTCACCATTGACGAGGAAGGACACCGCCAGCCGCTCTGGGAATTCAAGCACACCCTGGAGGAGCTGGAGAAGATACGCCTCGCCAACTCCTTCGTTTATGAGACGCAGTACATGCAGAACCCGACACCAATCGAGGGTCTCATGTATTCCCATTTCAAGACCTACGACACCATGCCGATAGAGGCACACCTGCCAAGGCGCAAGTGCTACATCGATACAGCGGACACAGGAGCCGACTGGCTCTGCGCCATCTGCTACGAGGAATACGAGAGCGGATGCTACGTGACGGATATCGTATTCACCAACAAGAGCATGGAGTACACCGAACCTGCCGTGGCAAGAATGCTGGTGCGGAACCAGACGCAGGAGGTCGTGGTCGAGAGCAACAACGGAGGTCGAGGATTCAGAAGGAACGTGGAGAAGCTGGTGCGAACCCTTGGCAATTGGGACATGGTCTTCATTGACCTGGCACAGACCGCCAACAAACAGACCCGAATCTTCACGAACAGCTCGAAGGTTCAGAACATGGTCTTCTACCCAGAAGGATGGGAAGACCGCTGGACGCATTACGCCAACGCCATGAAGTCATACCGTAAGGAAGGAGGCAACGAGCATGACGATGCGCCCGACTGCACCACAGGCATCGTGGAACGTTTCGGATTGTTCACCTCGGCAGAGATTACGGATGAGGAAGAAGAAGAAATCGAGGACGAAGTTTATTAATTAACAAAACATAGGAGACAAAGCAATGCCAGACATTAGAGAAATTATCGATAGAGACAACAGACAGCCAGGAGCGATCATCGAGGACTTGCGACAGAAGACCATCGAGGTCATCCCATGGAAGAAGCTCGAGAAGGAGTATAACCCAAAGCTGCACCCAGTGTACACAGACAGGAACTACAGAGACAAGCCACGCAGAGGCAAGGTCGAGCGCATGACTAGAGTGACATACAACATTCAGAAGCTGGCGGTGAAACGCATGAAGGAGCTGATGTTCACAATCCCCGTCAACCGCAAATACACAACTGCGGACGACAACGAGAAGAAGGCAGCAGCCATCATGGAGGCGATTTTTCAGAAGAACCGAATTAACGCCTTGAACCTTAAGCGTTCGCACAAGCTCTTTGCAAGCTGCGAGATGGTCACCATTTGGTACGCCCAGCTGCAGGACACCACATACGCAGGCTACCCAAGCAAGCTGAAACTGCGCTGCCGCACGTTCTCGCCCTTGGACGGAGACATCTTGTACCCACTATTCGACGAATACGACGACATGATAGCACTCAGCGTCCAATACACCAGGAAGAAGGGAACCGACACCGTAACATACTTTGATACCTACACCGATGAGTTCCACTTTCGCTGGATCAACAAGAATAGCAACGGATGGGAGGAAGACATCGTACCAGAGCCTATCAACATTCAGAAGATAGCTGGAATTTACATCCATCGAGACCTCCCAATATGGGAAGACCAGAGTGACAACGGCTACGAGCTGGAATGGACGGAGAGTAGAGCAGGCAACTACCTCCGCAAGAACAGCAGACCGACTTGGGTCATTTATTCGGACAACCAGCAGGTAACAGCACCGAAGAATAAGAAGCAGGAGCCTGCCGACGACAATGCAGGAAGAAACGTCCTCCGATACGGTAAGGGAGACAAGGCAGGGTACGCAACCTGGAGCCAGGCTACCGATGCACAGAAGCTATTCACGGAAGAACTGAGACGCAACATCCACACCAGCCTCCAGCTGCCAGACATGAGCATGGAGCAGATGAAAGCCACCCCAATGAGTGGAGAAGCAAGAAAGATGCTCTTCATCGATTGCCAAATGAAGGTCACGGACGAAAGCGGAGATTGGCTGGAGTTCTTCGACAGAGAGGTCAACGTGGTACGAGCTTTCTGCAAGATCATGTACCCAGAGCTGGCGCAGGCATTCGAGACATTGACCGTCACCAACGAGATTACAGCTTTCAAAATTGATGACCGCAGCCAGGAAATCAAGGACATGAGCGACGCTACAGGTGGAAAACCTATCGTTTCACGCAGAACCGCTATCCGCAGGCTCAAAATGGTACCAGAAGAGGAGGTCGAGGAGGAAGAGAAGAGAATCGAACAAGAGGAGGCTGCGACAAACGATGCCTTCACCAACGAACCAACCATGTAAAGAATTAGAATATGCCAAAGAAGGTCACCATAGGCACATACGACAAGAAGCACAAGGAGAACCTCGCAAAGAGAGCCAGGAAGGTGCAGCAGCTATACGATGCAGCCGTCAAGCGCATCGCACAGGCAGCTGCGCCCTCGCTCTTTGATGCCGACCCACAGAAAGAGTTCCACTTCGAGGACTTCCCTGCCTTGAAGAAGGAGATGGAGGCACTCATGCAAGACCTCGGAAGCAGCCTCCAAGCCAACATCGAGGACGGAGACCAGGAAAGCTGGACGCTCTCCAACACCAAGAACGACGCAATGGTGGACTCCATCATCGGCAAGAAACACCTCCCGAAAAAGGTGGTGCAGGCATGGAAGCACCCACACCTGGAAGCACTCAACGCATTCATCGCACGCAAGGAAGCAGGCATGAATCTCAGCAGAAGGGTCTGGAACCTCACCCAGCAGTTCAAGAGCGAAATGGAGCTCGCCCTGGAATTGGGAATGGGCGAAGGAAAGAGTGCTGCCGCTTTGAGCCGTGATATTCGAAAATACCTTGTCGAGCCAAACAAGCTATTCAGAAGAGTGCGAGACAAGAGCGGTGCCTTGCGACTCTCCAAGGCTGCTGCCGCATACCACCCAGGGCAGGGAGTCTATCGCTCCAGCTACAAGAACGCCCTCCGAATGACAGCGACAGAGAACAACATCGCCTACCGCACAGCTGACCACAACAGATGGCAGGCTCTCCCTTTCGTTATCGGTATTGAAATCCATATCAGCAACAACCACCCGACAGAGGACATCTGCGACCTATTCGACGACAAACGCTTTCCAAAGGACTTCAAGTTCACAGGATGGCATCCATGGTGCAGATGTTATGCAGTTTCCGTCCTCGCCAGCCAGGAGGAGATGGACGCATACACCACCGCACTCATGAACGGAGAGGACGTAAGCAATTGGAAGTTCACAGGGCAGGTAGAAAAAATGCCAAAGGAGTTCAACAAATGGATGAAGGACAACCAGGCAAGAATCGAGAACGCCACCTCCATGCCCTACTTCATCAAGGACAACTTCAAGGATGGAAATCCTGCCAAAGGACTGCGATGGAAAGGCAAAAATAAACAATCCGCACAATGGGAACCTTCGTTCATGAATGAAGAACAATATACAGAACTGACGAGAACTATGAAGATTACTCCTGAGCAACATCACGAGTTATATGATGGAGATGATGTGTACATCGACAGTTCATGGTCACGTCAGATTAACAAGGAGCTGGCAAGCGAAAAAGTTAGAGGTGATATACCAGATAATTTCATGGATGGAGACACGGGAACAATACGTCAATGTAAAGTTCTAGATGCAGTAATCAAGGCAAATACGCTAAAGGAAGATACATACGTTTATAGAAAAGTTACCGAGGATTGGTTAAATAGAGATGGGGTCTCGTTCACAGAAGGCAATGTTATACATGAATTCGGCTACACGTCAACAAGCGCAGTCGAAGGAAATACCTATATGAGCAGGAAAACCGTAAGAATGAATATTAAAATTCCTAAAGGAACACATGCGTACGTCTCGGAGAATATAAACGAAAGCGAGATAATCCTTGGTAGAAATTCAAAATTCTTAGTAAAATCGGTAAAACACGAAGGTAAAAATACAATCATAGACCTTGAGCTACAGCCACAAATCGTCAAATCTGTCAAAACGAAGCATGAGGTTATAATGGAGAATGCAGCCAAGCGACATGCAGCGAGAACCAGCGAACAGATAGTTGATATCAAGGACGCATGGAGAGAAAGAAGACTCGATGCATACGACAACCGTGCGAACCAATTGATGAAGACGCTCACATATAGCCAGGGACAGACACTCCCAGCATTGACGAAGAGACAGATAGCCCTGCGCAATGCCATAGGCAAGGACGCATCCGTGAAAGAGGTCGAGGCTTTGTTTGCTAAATTCGAGAAGGGCGTGAAGATACAGAACGAATGGGACACTCAGGTATGGGCTAACTTCAGCAAGGAGCAAATCGCCAACATGAGGGATATCGAAAAGAGCCTCGGAATCAAGAAGGGAAGACCGATGACCTACGAAGAAGCAGACAGGCAGAGCGCAAATCCTCGACATGTAAATGAATACATCGCTGATGCAAGTTCAAGAATAAAGATAAGAGGGACAAACATTCATGTCAGAAAGAATCCGCTGTACGATGCGGCAAAGCACGAGCAATACGGCATAAACTGCCAGACATGCGCACCAGCTTACGCATTGCGAGAATGGGGATTCAATATTTATGCAAAGGGAAACACGAAGGCATTGGGAGACTTATCCAACTATCTCAGCAAGGGCAATAATTGGCTGGAGACATGGACGGAGAAAGACGGATCAGCAGTAAACATAACCAGCTTTAAGGACTACCTAAAAGCGCACCCAAGCTGGAAACACATGACGCAGCAAAGATACCTCCAATACTTCGACGACGTTTGCAAAGAAGGAGGAACATACGAGGTCGGTCTAAGCTGGGAGCCTAGAGGTGGACATTGCACAATCGTTAAGCGATTCAGCGATGGAAGCATAAAATACATAGAGCCACAGGAAGACAACTCCGAAGGAAGCGGATTCGAGGAAATGGACATAAAATACCTTTGCGCAAATATGAGAAAAGACCCAATATTGAAAGATGGAGCAATAAAGGTCAGCGACAAATTGCTGAACATTAAATACGTTTCAATCTTTCTTAAATGACGAAATGACATCAAGCGCAATAAAACCGCCAACTTTTGTTATTTCACCATTTGAATCGAGAACGAGAGCGACAGGGAAACCTGTCTTCTCGTTTTTTATGTAGGCAGAGAAACACGAAGCTCCGTCCTTTTCCCCAATTGGAGAAACGGAATAAGCAGAACCAAGGTTCTGCCTAACGAAATCTAATATTTTCTGCGAAACCTGCATAAGCCAATTTTTGTGGCAAACTTACAAAAAAAAGCTGACACGTCAAAGCTAATTCTGAAATTTAAGGTTAATTCACGTTAAAAGTGATTGTAATAAAATCACTTTTAATGAAAAATTCGTATATTTGTTGCCAGTACAAATTTGTATAACCAAAACGTAATTTTATGTTTGAAAAGATTTTAGCAGGACTCAAAACCAAATTTCCTGGGGTTGATTCCAAAATTCTAGAGCGGATAGCCAAGAAGAAGGCTGAGACGACAACCACGGAGGAAGAAGTGAAAACCGTCGTAGATGGGGTGACCTTCCAATCCATCATAGACAGCGAAGGCGACCGAAGAGCGAACGAAGCTCAGAGTTCAGCCGTTAGCAACTATGAGAAGAAGTACAAACTGAAGGATGGTAAGCCTAGCGAGCCACCACAGCCAGAACCACCACAGCCGCCTACACCGCCAGCAGGAGGGGAAGACAGCGAGGTATTGAAGATGCTCCAACAGATTCAGAAGGACAACCAGCAGCTGCGAGACGAAATCACTGGCATGAAAACCAAGGAGCTCGGCAACCAGCGCAAGGATAAGTTCAGCGCATTATTTGAAGGAGCATCCGACAAATTGAAGGAACGCTACATGCGAAACTACGACCGACTCACCTTCAAGGACGACGAGGACTTCAACGGCTGGCTCGACCAGCAGAAGCCATTCATCGAGAGCGACATCAAGGAGGAGAAGGCGCAGGGTGCCAAGACCACACCACCTGTCGGTGGCAAGCGCAAGCCAGGCGAAGAGGCAGACCCAGCGGTCACCGCTTACCTTAATGCAGAGGCTGCCAGAGAGGCACAGACGGCATCACCTGTTATCATCGGACTCGGACAGCCAGTGCAGCAGGCACCACAGCAGTAGCCAAGTTAAACTTTTAAAAGGAAAAAAGCCATGAACAGAATGTTCAAGCACCAGGACGCAGCTCCTGCCGACCCTATCATCTTCGAGACAATCGTATCGGAGAAGCCAGGCGGTGGACTCGTCAAGAATCCAGAGTTCGATTTGAAGCCAGGTCTCGCAATGGGACAGGACACAAACGGATTCTACGTCCCTATCAAGGGATACCGCCTCGTAACAGAGTGCAAGACAGCTGACACCACTATCAAAATTGCCAAGGGTAGCGGTATCAAGAAGGGAGACGTAATCGCTCACGGCAAGGTGGGTGTCGCCTGCACAAAGGTCGACACCACCACGAGCGACGATTACGATGTTGTAACCGTAACGATGGGTGTGGCAATCGCCCAGGACACCGTCCTCTACCAAGCAGCCAGCGCAGCGGACGGAAGCGAAACAGAGGCTGCACCAATCCACAAGCCAGAATACATCCTCGGCAATTTCATGGGCAACCTTGGTAAGGCTGGCGAGGGTGACTTCGAGGCTCGACTGATTAGATCCGCAAGCCTTCGCAAGGAAACAGCACCTGTAGCTGCCGAAATCGTGGATTTGATGAAGGGCATCACGCTCGACTAATTAATTAACACAAAGGAGAAAAGAAACAATGGAAGCACCATTATTCGACATTGACATCCCTGGAATGCAGGCAACCGTCAACAAGTTCCAGCCAGGTGCAGGTCTGGCATGGGCTACCCTCTTCCCATTGAAATACACCCGAAAGTTCGATATTAAGGGCTTGGAGGGTGACGAGGGAATCCCTGTTGCAGCCGATCGTGTCGCATTCAACACCAAAGCTCCAAAGAAGACACGTCAGAAGGTCGGCACTTGGAGCGGTAAGCTCTCCAAGTATTCGGTAAGCCGAGATAAGGACGAAGTCGAGATCAATGAATACCTTGATTCACAGACCCTAGTCAACTCAGCAACCGAGAACCAGCAGGAGAAGCAGGAGCTCGTCAACCTGGTATATGATGACGTATCATTCGTCCGAAAAGCTATGGACTACAAGGTAGAGCTTGACTGCATGCGTATCGCATCAAGCGGAGTACAGACCTTCCCTGAGAAGATTGAGGGCGACATGGCGTCGCAGGACATCATCGACTTCAACGTACCGAAGGGCAACTTCATCGGTGTGAACATATCCGAGAAGAAGAGCAAGGACGGAAAGACAATTCTTAAGAAGGGCTACGAGTGGAGCGATGAGGAGAACGCAGACGGACTCCTCGATCTTGCCAACGCCCAGGACATGATAGCAAAGCAGGGTCTCACCAAACCACGCTTCGCATTCATGGAGAAAGCGAAGTTCCAGGAGCTCGTGGCACAGAAGAAGACTGCAAAGCGACTCTACCCACAGGTCAACGACCTGTCAATGATTACAGCGGATATGATCACGCTGGAGAAAATCAATGCATACAACGCAAGTCCGACACGAGGCTATCCACAGATTATCGTCCTCGATACCTACGTAAGCCTCGAACACAAGGACGGAGGCAAGGAGACCATCAAGCCATGGAACGTGAACGTGGTTACACTTTCACCAACCATCCAGCTCGGCTGGACTTATTACAAGAACGTCCCAATAGTTAAGAACACCCCTGCCCTGCAGATTTATGGCGGTTACTTCAAGGTAACACGCTACAGCGAGGTCAACCCACAGACCGAAACCACCATGGCAGAGGCATACGTTCAACCAGGACTCATCAACCGTAAGTCCCTCACCTTCCTCAACACCGCCAACCAGACCTGGGCGAACGGAGAAGCGAGCGCATAACCACTTTAAACAAGCAGCATGAAGACAAGCAACGCAATAAAAGCAATGAGCAGCTACCCGATACCAGCAACGACGATAGAGAACATCATCGATGAAGCTGGGCTGGATGCAGATGCGGACATCACCAGGGAGGTGCGAGCAAGCAACGAGTTCAAGAAGGCGAAAGCCCTCACATACGCCTTTCTTGCCGAAGCTCCGAACATCACCCAGGGAGGAATCAGCTACACATTCAACGAGGACGAACGCTCACGCTTTGCCAAGAAATCGAACAGCCTGCTAGCAGAGCTGGGAGAGGACGAAGCAGGAACAGATATCCCATGCGGCTACATCGGGGAGGACTTCTGATGATTATACAGAACGGCTTTCTTTTTACTTACGATACCACTGGAGGGGGAATGCTTCACGGCATCCCCCAAAAGGTGGAAACCAAGCTGAGCGACAAGGGCATCCCTTGCAATATCGTAAAAAACAAGAGCGACCACCAAGGCACGTACCAGGACGGCAAGTTCAGACAATTTGCAGCCAAGGTATTAATCGAACCGCAGGACTTCACCGCCAAAAGAGTGAAGCTAACCGACAACCGAGGCGTGGATCTCGGAGAGTTTGAAGTGCAGGACATCACCTACCTCGAAGCAGTAGAAGCATTGCAGATCACCGTCTAGAAGAGATTACCATGCCGATAAAACCCAACTTCACGCAAGCAGACATCCGAGCAAGGATGAACGCCATGATAGAGAACAGGAAGCAAGCCATCATCGCCCAGCTTTTCTACATTGGGGAGGAATGCCTGACCCAAGCAAGGAGTGGACACAAGTACTTGAACCAGACAGGCAACCTTTGCAGCTCTATCGGCTACTGCGTCCTCGTGGATGGCGAAATAGTACACGAGGGAGAATGGAAAGCCGTGAATGGAGGCAAGGGCGACGGAACAGAGGGAAAGAAACAAGGCGTAGCTTTTCTTCATGAACTTGCGGCAAAGCAGACAACACAAGGCATTGTTTTTCTGATGGTAGCAGGAATGCCATACGCCCAATACGTCGAAGCCATGAGCCTCGACGTTCTCGATACGAGCGAGCAGATGGCAGAACGCAAAATCAAGGCAATGCTTAACCGATTATTCAAAACGAAGTGACAATGGCAAGCAAAGGAACGACAACAATAGAAATGGACATGTACGCAGCCCTTGAAGAGCTGATGGGAAGTACGATAAGAGGAACATTCTACCCCAGCGAGCTGCGACCTATCGAAGCCAATACCGAAGACGCAGTCCTTACATGTTCAAATGCCACAGCAGGACAGATCCAGGAAGGCAGGGCTAGGCTCAACATATACGTCCCCGACATCAATAACGGAGGAGCGAGCCTGGTACCCGACAAAGCAAGACTGATGGAGCTGGAGGCAATCGACGAACAGGTGCTGCAGACCCTTAATGATTCCTGCACCGCCTACATCTTCGACAAGTTCCAGGCAACGGCTACCATTGCGGTACCAGAGCGGAACGAGCACTTCGTTAATATCGGAATTCATTTTAAATTAGCAACATTTTAATAAACAAGGAGAACAAGCACATGGCAGAATCAAGGAAAATCATCATGGCATGGGGCAAGTGCAAGGTCGAGATTGGCGACACAGGAGAGAACGATGCATTCGCAACTACACTCTTCAATGTAGGTACCATCAAAGACCAGACCACGAACCTCTCGTCCAACGATGGCGACCAGCTGCAGATGAAGGCAACAGGAGGCGAAGTCGTGGGGCAGGAAGACCTCGAAGGAACACTCGTGGTGGAGACTACCGTCATCGAGCCAACTGCGGAGCTTTACGAGAAGCTGGGCATTGCAGACAAGGACGCTGATGGCGAACAGAAGGTCAAGACCCACATTGTGCCAGGAGACAGATCGATTAAGATTACCCCACACAACAAGGGAGCGAGAGGCATCAAGGCTCCGCTCTGCCGCATCAAGGTAGCACCAGCGATGGACGAGCAGAATGGTAACGCCATCAAGATCACCGCTTCAATCTTCAAGACAACAGGCGTACCAGAGACACCAGCTGTTGTGGACGAAAACACCCATGAGGTGAAGACCCCAGCAGTTGACAACAACTATTGGTACTCCCGTTTCACAACCAAAGAGGCTTTGAAATAACCCATAATTTCATCCAAGAGCAGGAGGAAGCGACAGAGCTACCCTCCTGCTCTTTCACTTTAATCGCATGGAAGAACAGAAAACATTAGAACAGCAGGTGGTCGATACCATCCTCCAGCGCAAGACAACCTCCCTGGAGATAGATGGACGCACCTACGAGATACCAGCACCAACACCAGCGACCATAATGCTGGTGAGCGAGGAAACCTCGAAGATGCCGTTAATTAACAAAGAGACGAAGAGCATCTTCCTCGAAACCCTCCGAACCGCCAGGGACTGCAAAGCCATCGGACGCATTGCCGCCATATTGGTGCTCGGAGCCAAGCGCATACGAGAAAACCACCAGGTCGTGATTTCAGAGACGAAGAAATGGAGCTGGCGACATTTCAGATTCACCAAGCACCAGGAGACCATGAGCGAGCTGGACTTTGTAGCCATGCGCATCATGGAGGACATCACGCCAGAAACGCTGAACGAGACCATCACCAAGCGACTCATGGAGATGCAGCTGGGCGATTTTTTCGGGCTTACCACTTCCCTATCCGAAATAAATACGCTGGCGAGAACCAAGGAAGTGGAACAGACAGCCCCTGGTCAATAATCATCGGCTGGGCGAAGAACATAGGAGCCACACCAGAGGAAATCCTATACGATTACAGCTACGCCAACCTTTCGCTTTATTCAGCAGCGACACCGCAGTTTGATGATGAGCAACCACCAAAATGGGATGCGAAACTCGACGCAAACAATCCCGAAAATTTCACAGATGACGAAGACGAAGACGAAGTCTTCGTAAAGGAGTATTAAAATGGCAGATTTCGACAACGGAAGAGAAGGATTCTCGATAGGCATAGACGATTCACAGCTCCAATCGGACGCTGAGAAGGTGGTGCAGCAATTCGACAACATCGGAAGGCGAGCCACACAAGCTGGACAGAAGATAGACTCAGCATTCAATGGGGTCAGCACAGAAGCCCTGCAGCAAGAGACGAAGGCAGCGGAAGATAAAATCCACGACCTCGGCAACGCTACCAAGAGCGAGACCGAGAAGATGGACGCAAGCCTCAAAAAGATTGCTGCAGGAATTGGTGCGTACTTTTCAATCCAGCAGCTAACCCAATTCGAGAGCAAGGTCATCAGCATACGAAGCGAGATGGAAAGCCTGCAGACCTCCTTCAAGACCCTCGCAGGAGAGCAGATCGGTGGCGAGCTTTTCGAGCAGATAAAGGAATACGAACTCCGCACCCCAATGATTATGCAAGACCTCGCATCAGGAGCGCAGACCATGCTCGCCTTCAACATTCCTGCCCAGGACGTTATGCTGCACTTGAAAGCCATTGGCGACATTTCCATGGGCGACAGCGAGAAGTTCAAGAGCCTCACCCTTGCCTTCTCCCAGATGAGTGCAACAGGCAAGCTCATGGGACAGGACTTATTGCAGATGATTAATGCAGGCTTCAACCCATTGCAGGTGATTAGCGAGCAGACAGGCAAGAGCATCGGACAGCTGAAGGAGGAAATGGAGAAAGGCGCAATCTCCACCAAGATGGTGCAAGATGCGTTCCACGCAGCAGCCAGCGAGGGAGGTCAGTTCAACGGAATGCTCGAAGCACAGAGCAAGACCTTGAAGGGAGCGATATCCAACCTTGAAGGAGCCTGGCAGTACATGCTCAACGACATAGGCGAAGCACAGGAAGGACTCATCGTAGGCAGCATCGACATGGCACAGAAGATAATCGCCAACTACCAGCAGGTAGGACAGATTATCATGGGATTGATTACCACATACGGAATCTACAAGGCAGCGGTGGTTACAGCCATTGCAGCCGAGAAGCTCCACATCGAGACGCTGACCATCGCCAAGGTGCGAATTGCCGTCGTAGAGAAGGTGCAAGCCGCCCTCAACGCAACGATGCTCGCCAACCCATACGTAGCAGCAGCCACCGCCCTCGGTGTATTGGTCGGTGTATTGGTAGCCTGCCACGACAGCACCACGGCAGAAGAAAAGGCGCAAGCAGACCTCAATGCAACCATGGAGACCGCAAGACAAAAGCAGCAGGAATACAACGAAGAGACCGACCGAGCCATCGAGAGAGCGCAGCAGGACGAGGATGCAACCCACGGACGCAGGAAGGCAATGAATCTGCTTATTCAGCGATATCCAGCCATCATAAAAAAATACATAGACGAAGAAGGACACCTCCGTGACATATTAAAACTAAAGAGAGAGATTGCAGCACAGGATGGACTTAACAGAGTACGGAGCCTCCGAACAGAAAAGAACGACTCAGACAGAGCCACACGAGCCTTCAAGCTGCAACAGCAGGCAAGAAACAAGGCTATCAGTGCAGGAATGGGAGCCAGCCAATACAGGCAGTTCTTAACAGGCTCGCAGCAAGCCGAGGTGGACTGGGCGAATAAATGGTACGAAAACAGACGAGGGATCAAATGGTATAGCCCACACAAAGGAACCATCGAGGAACGAATTAAATATGCACAAGATTCTGCGGTCGGAGCCAACAAGAACGTCGCCAGGGAGCTGACAACGCAGAATGCGGACAAATTCGCTGATACATTCAAGGACATGACGAAGCACCAGCTGCAGCAGGTCATTAACACGCTCACCAAAGGCAAGAGGACAGGCAAGACCGTCCGCTTCAACTTGAAGGGTCTCGGCAACTACGCATACAGCCAAAGCGATATCCTGTCCATGCTTACAAAGGCACAGGGAATCGCAGCAGCAAGAACCAGGTCAAAAAGAACATACAATAAATCAGATTGGGAGAAGCAGCAGAAGGAGGCACAAGCCAAGCTCGACCAGATGGCAGACAGCCAGAAGGGAAGCAAGGAGTGGAACCAGCAGGTCTCACTCGTTAAGGAAGCGCAAGACCACATCGCCAGTAGAACCGTCTCCACACACCAATCGAGAAACACGGCAGCGCATAAGCAGCAGACAGAAGCCGAGAAAGCAGCCAAGGAGCAAGCCAAGGCTAACGAGAAGACGGCAGAGGAGACCTACAAATACAGCCAGCAGCAGGAACAGCAGCAGAAAGCCAACCAGATCCTACAGGCACAAGCCATCGTGGATTCCATGCAGGAGGGAGAGGCTAAGAAGCTCGCCCAGCTCGACCTCAACTACAAGAAAGAGAAAGAAGCCATCGACAAGGAGGAACAATCGCTCCTCCAGGCAAAGATAGACCATGCGAAGAACCTATGGGACGCAGATCCAAAGCATGAGAACCAGGGATTCTACGCAACAGGACAGCAGAAGGATATCAAGCTAACCGATGAGGAGAAGGCTGGTATCACCGCCAAGAAACAATCGCTGGACGCTACAACGACCCAGCAGAGGAGCGAGCTCATCAAGGCATTGCTCGATAAATACGATGACGAGAACGAGAAGGCTGAGAAGACACGCAAGGCTATCACGGACGACATCGCCCAGCTCACCAAGCTGAGAGACGAAGCAGAGAAGCTGGGACAGAACGACATCGCCAAGAACTACGAGCACAAGAGGCAGCAGGCAGCACAAGCCCTGGAGGAAAACATACAAAGCGTTTACCTCGAGGAACTGAAAAAATCCATTGATTGGGATGCCGTCTTCAACAACCTCGACAGGCAGACAACCGAAGAGTTGAAAGCCACACGAAACAAGCTGATGACCTACAAGAACAGCAAGGAATACCAGCAGGCGACACCCGAAAACAAAAAGGTGGTCGCTACGGCAATAGACCAGCTCAACGATGCCATCATCAAGGGCAGCGGAATATTCGGAAACCTGGCAGAGAACTGCAAGGCATACGAGAAAGCCAGCGAGCGATACACCACCGCCCTGCAGGAGCTGAACACCGCCCTATCGGAGTTTGACGATATCGAGGACAGCGATGCACCCGACGAAGCAAAGGAGAAAGCCAGAAAGAAGGTCGAGGCTGCACAGAAGAAGGCAGACGATGCGAAGAAAGACAAGGACACCAGCAAAGTGAACCGAGACAAGAGCTTCGACACCACTACCGACAACCTTATCCAGCTATCGCAGGCAATAACCCAGCTGGGAAGCACCAGTGAGATGAGCCTTTCAGAACTTGGCAGCGTCGCAAGCAATGTTGCTAACGTGTTCGGAGAAGCAGGCTCGAAGATTGGAGGCGTCATCGGTGCCGTTCTTTCATTGCTTGATGCGATACAGAAGCAGGGACTCTTCAAGTTCGTGGGCAACGTTTTTCAATCTGTATTCGGAGCGGTCGGTGGAGTTTTCCGCAGCCTTACAGGAAGCAAGCTATTCGGTACCGACACCAGCATCGAGGACACCATCAGCGACCTTACCCAATCCAACATAGACCTGGAATCAGCCGTAACAAGGCTTACAGAGGTCATGAAAGACAAGGCAGGACAGGAAGCAACCGACACCTACCAGCGAGCAAAGAAGAACCTCGAAGATGCTAACGCCAACAAGCAGAAGATCCTACGAGATACAGGTGGCGCATACAAGAACGGATTCCTCGGCATTGGAGGAAAACACTCCTCGAACGTACATATAAACGATGCAATGAGCACCGCTGATTGGCAACGAATCAGCCAAATTACAGGAGAGAACGTCCGCTCAGCGCAAGACTTTTGGAACCTTACCAGCGAACAGATGGCGAAGGTGGCAGACGAAGCGACAGACCTGTGGTCTAAGATTAAGAATGCCAGCAACGACGGCTACAAGAGCAACGCCAGCAACATGGATGAGTACATCGAGTATTACAAGAAGCTCATCGACTTGCAGAACGACTACAACGAGGCAGTGACGAACCTATCCTTCGACAACACCAGGGACGGATTGAAAGAGCTGCTGAGTGACACCACCAAGGGAGTGAAGGACGCAACCAAGAAGGTCAAGGAGTACATGGAAGAAGCAGTTCTTACATACATCACCAAGACCACACTCGCCAAAGATATGCAGGATTGGTACACGCAGTTTGCAAGCGCAATGGCAGACGGAAAGCTCGAACAAAGCGAAAAGGCTGACCTCCAAAAGAAATACGAGGAAGTATACCGTAAGGGAGAGCAGGCAAGAGACAATGCCTACGCTGCCGCAGGAATCGACCCAAAGGAAGACTACACGCAGAGCAGCACCACCGCAACTCTCAGCAGTGCGACGCAAGACCAGCAGGACGAAACGAACGGCAGGCTTACCAGCATACAGAACAGCCTGTCCATTGTTGCAGATGCCGTCCAGCAGCAAGCGGAGAACAACGCCATCATTGCCAACAGCGCAGCCATTATCCGCAGCAACATGGACGACATGATGGAGATGCAGATCCAAGCCGTCGGGTACCTGGAAAAGATAGAGCGACACACCAGCGAGCTGCCATCGATGAATCAGAAGCTGGAGAAGATAAGAAAGAACACCGAAAAGTTATAAGGAGACATAGGCATGAACAGAAAAGGCGAACTATTCATCAACGACATGGACGCATTCGGCATGTGGGGCGTATGCTTAAGCGACTCCTCCCTTTGCTCCCTGGTAGAGCCAGAGCCGCTGAAGGATGCGGTCAGCAACAAATCCTCCACGGAGGACGGAAAGCAGATACGCAAGGAGGCGAAGCCAAAGGTGGACGAACGGGACATCACCTTATTCGTCCAGCTTTACGCAACCAGCAGGGACGACATGTTCAACAAGCTCATCGCATTCAAGAAGGAATTGAAGAAGCGACGCATCAATATCCGCACCAAATACGAGAAAGACGTGGTGTACAGGTGCGATTACAAGAGCTGCAAGCAATTCAAGTCATACTTCAAGGGAATGGCAACATTCAGCCTCACGCTGAACGAACCGAACCCAGCAAACAGAGGAACCAAAGATTCAGACGATTATGAAGGTACAGCTTTATAACAGGGCGCAAGTCAAGGCATACACCATCCCTGTAGGCAGCGGAAGCACCTACACATGGAAGAAGCAGGAGGAGGAGTACATCACCGTGAACTTCTCCAGCGAATCCGTCCTGGCATTGAAGAAGGGATTCTACACCAACATAGAAAGCCTCGGACGATTTGAGGTCGTGGACTTGCCTACACCAACCAAGGCAAGCAAGGACATCGGCTACGAATACGAGCTGCGCCTAGACCGCCCATGGTATAAGTTCAAGAACCGCATCATCTTCTTCAGAAGAGGAAGCGTGAACGGAATGGAAGCCAAATGGAGCCTTACGGACACCCTACAGGCGCACGCAGGCATTCTGACGGACAACCTAGCCAACATCGGCTACACCTACGCAGGGAAGGAATACCTCGTTTATATCCACGATGACGTAGAGAAGAGGAACGAGGCGAAGCTGATAGCATACGACAGCACCACCCTGCTATCGGCACTCGACAAGATAGCCGAAGCGTTCGAGACAGAATGGTGGATAACCGAGAATACAATCCATTTCGGCAGATGCGAGCAGGGACAGACAATAACGCTGGAACAGGGCAAGGAGCTGAACGGACTGAGCAGAAGCGAGGACAGCGAGGAGCATGGCACTCGCCTCTACGCATTCGGATCAAGCCGCAACCTCAACCAGAACTACAGGCGTAAGCTGAAGAACCCATTCACGATAGACGGATTCCACACCCTCTACACCAGCAAGGTGAGATTCACCACCAACAAGCCGAAGACCTTCTACAGCGAGAAGATGCGAATAAAGATAACCAGCTACAGCAAATACGCAGGTCAGACATTCAGCTTCAAGATCGTAAGCGGTTCATACACCAACCCAGCAGCAGGACAGACGGTGTCCTGGAATAACCCAGTCTTCGAGATTGAGGTGGGCAGCATGGTAGATGCAATCGGCTTTCAGAACGGAACAGGCGTTCAGTTCATCATCGGAGACGAAACAGGTGGACAGACAGAGGGCAGCAAGACTACGATGGTGAAGGTGGAGCGAGACAGCTACCCTATTTTCAGTTTCAAGGACTTGCAGCTTCAGAAGAAAGCAATCACCCCAAACACCAGGGTGACGCTGGCAGACAAGACGGAGACAGGTATCGAGTTCGTCGGCATAACCTCCGACGGAACAGACAACGTGAACCAAGGCAGGGACTGCTACGCATTAACAGACAAGACCAAGCAGCTGGCAGGAAGCAGCCAGCAGGTCACCCTCTCCCATCTTGCCATGGCATACGTCAGCAAGCTCTACACGGAGCCGATAGACGGACAGAGCGAGGTAGCGATACAAGGCGTCAGCGACACCATCCTCCAGCTGCCAATCGGAACCCCATACATCGACAGCGACGTGAACCTGGATCCAGACGACATCACGGACATCGTAAAGACATACGAGGACATCTACCCAAGGGCACTGCTTACCATTACGGAGGTCACGGAGATAGCAGCCAAGACCACCGACACGGACACAGGCAACGTGACCTATTGGACAGCATACCGATTCAAGGCGAAGCTCCAGGACGGCTCACCATTCGTATTCGACAGCATCTACGAGACGCAGGAAGAAAACAAGCCGCTGAGCATCCATTTCGAGAGCGGTAAGCTGAACGGCATGGACTTCGAGGTACACTTCAACCCAGATGCAGACACCGACGACAAGCAGCTCTTCGAGATTACCAGGAACGACACCTACACCCTAGAGCTGCCGAACGAGACGATGAAGCCAGCCGTAGGAGACACGCTATACATGTACAACATGGACATTACCTTCATTGATGACGAATTGGTGGAGGCAGCGGAAATGGAGCTGAAGGCAGAAGCCGAGAAGGACATGAAGAAGATGAAGGTGGACAGCGGTACCTACACAGGAACCAAGAATCCCGTCCTTTTCGGACAGAAGGGAATCGAACTGACATACGGCAGCAAGGTGAAGCTCGTAGCACCCGAGTACTTCGATGCAGAAGACCACGCAAGGGAAAGCCGAATCATCGGATGGGAGCTAGACCTTGAAGACTTGACGCAGGGCGAATACGCCATAGGCGAGAGCAAGCATTCAAGCAGGAGCGATACACTTGCAAGCACCGTGGACGAAATCGTGTACTACAACAACCAGCTACAGAACACCACCGCTCAGGGCAACCTACCTGCATACGACAAGCTCATCACGGAACTGCAGAATAAGATGCAATTCCTGGAAAAGCGGATGGACACCAAGCTGAGCAAGGTCTTCGAGGACACCGCCCAGCAGCTCATCACCCTATACAAGGGCATGACGATCGGGGAATTCGTGAGCGGACAATTCGGCAAGGGAGGACACATCGACCAGATGGGAAGGGCAGAACTTCATAGCCTCACGCTTCGAGATTTCCTCGAAGCTCCCGAATTAAGATGCAACCGAGTGACAATCCAGATAGGCAACCGCTGGAGGGCTGCAGGAGGAGGCATCATCAAGGAAGTGATACCAGACACCGACAGCGACGGAAACCAGCTGGCAACAGGAACCATCGTCCTCCACCTCCAGGACGGAGAGATAGGAAAAATTGCCGTTGACGACATCTGCCAGGGAATATGGCATGAAGGTATGAGCATCGAGGACAACGAGAGCGAGGACTACGACGATGGCATCGGAAACTTCAAGTTTGCAGGATTCTATACAACGTACTTCCGAATCACGGAAATCATAGACACCACCCAAAACAGCAGGGTGCGCTACGCATTGCGTCCGACAAGCGAGACATGGAAGACGCAGCACCACCCTCACGAGGCGATGCACTTTGTGGCATACGGCAACTTCAGCGACACCACGAGACAGAAGAGCCGCTACAGCACGCTGACATACGAGCGGTACCTGACGGACGTGAACAATTGGGAATTCAGCAAGGACATGATAGCCGCACAATTCGGAGACTTGACGAACCTTAACGTTTTCGGATTAAACATGAGAGGTTACTCCGCTTACCTAAATAACATTTACATGAGCGGAACTATCGAGCAATTCGAGAGCCAAGGCAGGAGGATGATTATAGAACAGAGCCTCGACGGATACATGTCGGTGGACGAGACGGAGACCGTCACCATAAAGATAGTGGACGGATACCTGCAAGACCACACGGACGAATACAGCTTCAAGGTGGAGCGAGATACAGGAGACACCGCATCGGATGCGGTCTGGAACGCAAAGCCAGAGCATACCAACTGCGGCTCGAAATTCGAGATAAGCTACAGCGACCTGCACATCAACCCGAACCACAGCGGAATCAGCACCCTGTTCTACGTTACTGCAGACGATGGAAAAGAAGCTCCACTGACGGAGCCTATCGAATATTAAAAAAAAGGAGAAAAAGAATGGTAAACAAAAAAAGGACATTCCAATCGGAGCGCAAGCACACGAGGCTCGATTTCTCGCCTTTGGTGATAACTTGCGAGTTGGTCTGTACCACGACAGACTCACCGACGGCACAGACAGCCAATACTGCGCTGGGACAATACGAGCCAGACCGCAGCGTTACCCCTACAATTATAAGACCGCAGACAACGGTCAATGACCCCGACGGCATCTACACATCGGGAATTAACAACCACAACCTCGCAGGTGACCAACATCAATGGAAGGTGAACGGAACACCGATAGCCAGCATTTGGAAGGAAGGAACTGACTACACCATCATCAAAGACACCAGCGAGGATAACGGCAGCTTGAAGATTATGCGCAACATTGTGCCAGGAGAAGTGGCTGTGCTTTCATACCAGGGCATGTTCAACGATTTTAGAACAGGAACAAACTACGTTGTTGAAGCAAGCGGTATAGCACTGACAACCACAGACAAGGGAAGTAACAAGTTGTCATGCTGCGTAGATTGCGAACAGCTCATCTACGACCCACTGAAGGATGAGCTCCTCCTATACGAATACCTGGTAGCAGAAGGCATCGAGACCGCAGGACAACGAGCCAAGTTCGTAAACGGAAAGAGCTACGAGAGAACCGTAACCATTACGCTCACCCAGGGAGACGCAACGCTTACCAAGCTGCCAACAGGAATCACGATGCGCCTCGTGGAGCGAGGAAAGACGGCAGCACTTGCAGCAGGAACACTCCAGCACCCAGAAATTAAATCGATAGCATATCCGACAATCGGATTCGATATGCGATTCATATGGGAGAAGGAGTTCGAGGTGCAGTTTGTCGATGCCAAGGGCAACGTGAAGACCAGCACAGGCATCACTCTCATACGAGACATGAGCATCCTCACGCAACATGACGTGGCGAGAGGCAACGACATTGTGCTAGGGCAGCAGCGTTATTACAACCATGGAATCTTTGCGGCAGGAAGCCAGCTCATCCAATACCCAGAGCTGTACTACGACATTCAATGGTGGACACAGGCGAGAGTTTATAATGCTTCCAGCAAAGCGTATCAGTTTGCAGATAAAATCTACAGACAGACAGGCGAGAAGATGGAGTGCAGCGTTGATTCATTGGGCATCGGCTACGAGAAGAACCTTTGCTGGTTTGACGCATCGATGGACATCGAGGAACGAGAGCCAGCAGCGATTCTGACAAGCGAGAACGCAAACATCGTCCTCACGGACGAGAAAGGTAAGGTTTTAATTTTTTAGCTTATGAGATACGCAATTGTAGAGACAAGCAAGGCAGAAGCCAAAGGGCTGAAAGCCAAGCTCCATCGAACGAACAACACAGGTTCGAAGATGGCAGTGAACGAGAACGAATTGCTGAAGGTGAACGAGACCCCCGAGACAGCAGCAGCAGAGCTCGGAGGAAAACTACAGGAACTGCAGGAATTCAAGAATGAACTTAATAAATGGGACGAATAAAAAATGGGAAACAAGATTAAAGGAGCGTTCACGGTGCGCTTCATCAGAACAGGCGACCAGATCTACGTCAGCAAATCCATCGTGAAGTTTGACAAGGCAGGAGCGGAAAGCGGAGGCTCGCTCTTCCAGGCAATCGACCCGACAAACGGAACATTGTCCGTCGATTGGAAGACCGACATCTACAACCAACCAGCCTTGAAGGTGGGCATCAAGAGTGCAATCGGCAACCCTGTAACGATTACAGGCATCAAATGGACGTACCGAGGCACGGAGCTGACATTCAACACCAGCGCAGCCACCACAGGCAACTACACAGGCTGGAACCTGTCAACAGATGGCAAGTTTGCCAAGAAGGAGGTGGACGGCTACTGCTACCTGCGACTGATTGACAACGCAGCAAGCACCACCATCATCTCGAACCAAATCATCGGATATGAAATCAGCTACATATCCAACAACGTCCGAGACTCCATCGCAGGAACGGAGGATGTGCTGATTCAGCAGGCAGGAGCAGACAGCTACAGCATCAACATCACGACAAGCCGAAGCACGCTGAATGCGACAGACAAGAGCACCACGCTGACCGCAACATACCTGTACGGAACGAAGCCAATCAGCGATGAGGAATTCGCAAAGAATTGGAAGCTGGAGTGGTATAAGGATTTCGTCCTTATGAGCGGACAGAACGGAAAGACCATCACCGTAACGAGAAGCGACGTAGATGGCAGCTCCGTATTCAGCGTCAAGCTCCTGCACAAGGAAGGCGATAACTGGGTCGCCAAAGCCGTCGATGCGCAACGAGTAACGGACGATTCAGACGAATGGATCATCGACTCAAACCCTGACGGAGCGAACCCCGACGCTATTTCAAAGACAAGCAACGCAAAGTTTGTCCTTTCGCTTAAGCAGAACGGAGTGAAATACACAGGAACCATAACATGGGGATGGGAAGTGTACAATGCGCTCAACGTAAAGACCTACACAGGCTCGGGAGCAAATGTAACGCTGACAGCGGAAATGGCGAAATGCGTACCAGACGCAAGCAACCAGGACAAAAATAATTATTCAGATGTAGCCTACGAAGTGACTGCATCAATCTCATAACATTTAAAAAGGAGAATAGATATGGCAGACGTACAATATCAGAAAGTAACAGAATTCGGTACCACAACCGCTTTGAACGGAAGCGACTACGTGTTCGTAATCGCAGGAGGAACACCGAAAAGAATCACGCTCGACAACCTGCGAGCAATGATGGAAGAGAACCAGCAGCAGTTCTTAGACGAGAACGCATTCTGGATTGAAGAGAACACAGCATCAAGCAGGGGATCCGCATACTGCGAGACAGGAGGCAACAGCCTCATGCGCCAGATTTGGCTGTCGAAGATTACGGCAATCCTCATGACACCAGACGGACACTTCACTCGTCTGAACCCGAACGACCACCGCTACACAGCAGACGGAGACCAGGTCGTGAAGGACGGAGCCGTGGTAGCAGCATACCAGAATGCCGATTGGTTCGGTATGCTCGATGGCGGTTATTGGAATTACCTCCAGGAGGTGACCATCGGAGGAGTTAAGCACATCCGACACCATATATCGCTCACACCGCTGCCAGGTGGCTGGTTCACCAAGAACGTCCCTGTCGGCATGTTCAAATGCACAATTCAGAGCGGACAGATGCGAAGCATTCCGTTTGTGGTTCCGAGCGGAGGCAGCAACATTAATCAGTTCTTCAACTACGCCCAGGCACGAAGCAAGAACCATGGACTAGCAGGCGAGCCGTTCAGAAACCTGCTTCTGCAGTACATCATGGCGAAATACGGGTACCGAGACATTCAGAACCTCACGGCATCCGATGGTACCAAGATTTTCGGCTGCGGTCTTGACGGAACTGAGAAGAGCGCAACTTCAACATTAGCGGACGGATTCGCAAGACAGAAGAACATCAAGACAGGCGCATGCCTGGCATTGGGCTACAGCGACGGAAAGGTCGCTGTCAAGGACGCAGACAACTTCACATGCCACAGCGTAAATGTTGGCGTTTGGGGTGACCCATACGGTCAATATTGGGAAATGGACGGACACCTTTGCTCGGTAGGAAGCGACGTTTATCAATGGGACGACAACTTCATGCCTACAGGCAAACCGACGACGGACACCTTCAAAGCTATCAAGTACAACAAGCTGACCCGAGCAACAACCGACGGACTCCAGAACGTAGATATCAACCTCATCACCACTAAGGGAGCGCAGCACATGAGCTACGTACCGCTTAAGGCGCATACAGGCGTGAGCTACGGAGATAACTATTGGTACAACGCAGAAGGACAGCTGTGGATTGGTGGCGGCCGCTCGGACTACGGTGCGAATTGCGGTCTCGCTTCTGCGTCCTCGAACGACGCCTGGTCGAATGCGTCTGCGAGCCTCTCGGCTCGGCTTGATTACCATGGCGACCTTAAAGAGGTCACCTCTGCCGA